ATTACAACAAGTGGTAATCACAATTTATCAGCAGGTGATATTGTTTTATTAGACAATGTAACTTTACCGGGAGGAACAGGTTATGCAGATTCTGATTTTGAAAATAAACTATTTCAAGTAACTAGTATTACATCAGCAACGGTATTTACCATTACACAATCAAGTGCTGCAACAGCAACTGTGTCAACTGGTGGAAGTATAGATGTTAAACCTTATGAACAAGTAGGTCCAGCTTCACAATCTTATGGTTATGGTTGGGGTACAGATACATGGGGTGCTGGTGGATGGGGAGAAGCTTCATCTGCAACAGACGTATCACTTGAACCAGGACTTTGGTCGTTAAGTAATTTTGGTCAAGTATTAATTGCAACTATTGCAAATGGAAAAACATTTACATGGAATTCAGGAGATGCTTTAAGATTAACAACTAGAGCTTCAACAACTACATCAGGGTTCGAAACGACTAATAATCCAACAGCAACTAGAGTTACACTTATTTCCCCTACAACTAGACACTTAATTCATTTAGGAACTGAAACAACTATTGGAGATACATCAACTCAAGATGATATGTTTATAAGATTTTCGGATCAAGAAAATATAAATGATTATGCACCGACTGCTGTAAATACAGCAGGTACACAAAGATTACAAGATGGAACTAAAATTATAGGTTCTTTAAAAGCTAAAGAAGTTATCTTGGTTTGGACTGATAATGCATTATACACGATGAAGTTTATTGGTGCACCTTTTACATTTGCTTTCGAACAAGTTGGTACAAACTGTGGGTTGATTGGTAAAAATGCAGCTGTTGAAATAGATGGTGTTGCTTTTTGGATGTCTAACAATGGTTTCTTTATGTTTGATGGTACAGTTAAATCTATGCCGTGTTCTGTTGAAGATTACGTTTACGATCAAGCAGATACTACAAAAGGTCAACAAGTTTATGCAGGATTAAATAATCAATTTACAGAAGTAACTTGGTATTATCCATCGCAAGGATCGGAATATAATGATCAATATGTTGTATTTAATTATGGTGAACCAATGAAAGGTGGTGTTTGGTATATTGGAACAGAAGCAAGAACAACTTGGATTGATTCTACAGTATATCCTAATCCTTTTTCAACTAAATTTAATGATAGTTCTTCAGGCACTTTTCCAGTAATTATTGGAGAATCAGGACTTGGACAAACGACATTCTTTGAACAAGAAGTAGGAACAGATCAAGTTAATCCTGATGGTAGTACAACAACCGTTACTTCTTTTGTTAAGTCTTATGATTTTGATTTACAGTCTAGACAACAAAGTGCCACGGGCCAAGCAACAGGACCAACGATAGCAGGAGAGGTGTTTTTAGCAGTTAGAAGATTTGTACCTGATTTTAAAGATTTACAAGGTAATGCAAAAGTAACATTAGCTGTTAAAAGGTATCCTCAACAATCGGAAACAACAACAGCTTTAAGTCCCTTTACAATTACATCTAGCACTAATAAAAAAGATACAAGAGCAAGGGGCAGATTTGTAAATATAAAAATAGAAAATGATTCTAATTCAGAGTCTTGGAGATTTGGAACTTTTAGATTAGATGTACAACCTGACGGGAGACGATAATGGCTAAAATAAATGTAAGATTACCTGAACCAAAAGAAGAATACGATATTTCTAATCAAAAACAAATTAATAGAGCCATTCAAGGTATTGTTGAACAATTGAATTCTACATACTTACAAGAATTAAAAGAAGACAATGAACGATATGCTTGGTTCAAAGGTGGTAATAATGGAGGGGATTGTTAGTGTCTTGTAATAATGTAAATGTAGAACCAACAGTTATTGGTGGTGGAGATGGATCCAATGCTTATGATGCATTTGGACGATTAAGAGTTTCTAATCCACTTACTATATTCGATTCTAAAAATGTTATGTCAAAGAATAATCTCTTTGATGAAGATTTAACAGGATCAGGAACCGTTACTTACACATCAAATAAATCTACAGTAAATTTAAATGTAACTACAGCAAGTGGTGATAAAGTTATTAGACAATCAAAAAGAGTAATGTCTTATCAACCAGGTAAATCATTATTAAATTTAAATACATTTGTAATGAATGCACAAGAAACAGGATTAGAACAAAGAGTTGGAATGTTTGATGCTAACAATGGAATCTTTTTTGAAGATACTGGAACAGGTTATCAAATTGTAAGAAGAACTTATACATCAGGATCTGCAGTAGATACTGCAGTTGCACAAGCATCATGGAATGGTGATAAATTAGATGGATCAGGTGAATATACATTAGACCCAACTAAAGCTTCTATTTTATTTATGGATTTTGAATGGTTAGGTATGGGAGCTGTTAGAGTTGGTTTTGTAATAGATGGTAAATTTATAACTGCACATACATTTTTAAATGCAAATAATTTAGATACTGTTTATATGCAAACAGCTAATCTTCCAATTCGATATGAAATAGAAACTACAGGAACTATTAGTGGTGCAGCAGTGCTACAACAAGTATGTTCCACAACTATGATTGAAGGTGGTTATGCTCCTGAAGGTATTCGACAATCAATAGGAACAGCTTCATTAGGTGGAGTTAATTTAACTACAGCTGGAACTTATTATAATTTAGCAACGATTAGAATCAAATCATCAAGACCTTATGCTGTTATTATTCCAGTTGATATTGCAGCATCCGCTATTTCTAATTCTGATTTTCAAGTGGAATTAAGACTCAATGCAACACCAAGTACAGCATTTTCATATACTAGTTATTCTGATAATGTAGAATATGATTTAACAGGAACAACTACTATTACTGGTGGAACTATAATTGGACAAGCTTACTTATCTGGTAAGGGTGCAAACAATTTACAGTTTGCAAGAGAAGGTTTTAATTTTTCGTATCAATTAGGACAGACAATTAGCGGTACTTCTGATACAATAACACTATGTGCTAAAGGTGCATCAAATGGTGATGACATCTGTGGTACTTTAAAATGGGTTGATTTAACATAATGGCAAACGTATATAAAAACGCATTCTATGAACCAACTGGAACAAGTCCAGAAACAATATTTACTTGTCCAACAGAAGCTAGGGCTATATTTCAAACAGTACAATTAACAAATACAGGTGGTAATAAGACTGTAAAAGTGTATATTTATGATAGTTCTGCTACTACACAATATTTAATAGCACATGCTGAGATAACAGGTCCTACTATATGTAACCTGTTAAAAGGGTCTGTAGTATTAGAAGAATCAGATGAATTGAGGATTGAAACCTCTAATATATCTGGTATAAGTGGAACTGCAGCTTTACTAGAAGTTAGTAGGGTTTACATTGCTGATAGCGGTGGTTTAGGAGCATAATAGGAGATCATATGGCATTCAAAGAAGAAGCAGAAGTAAATTACACAATCATAAATGGTAAAAAAGTACCAGTGGTTAAATGCGAAACAGAAGTCGTATTAAGAAACACTGTTACAAATCAAGAGTATAATTCAGATAAAGAAGCAGAAGATGATATTGCTAATCCTGAAACACCTACTCAAAAAGAACACGTAACAAGATCATTAAAAATTAAGGTCGCTGCAATGCCGCCATTAGGAGCAGCGTCAGACGCAGATAAATAATGGCAATTACTAGAGCTCAACAATATAGACAAATGTTAAAAAATGGTAAAGTTGCTATGCAAGGTGGTGTTAAAAATTACCTTGGTAAAAAGAAAATGGTTACTGTACCTAAAAACTGGCAATCAGGACCAGATCATCCTAAAACAGAATTAGCATATATTACAAAAGCAGAAAAAGATTTATTGATTAAAAAAGACCTACACAACTCTTTAAATGGCAGACCTAATAGAGGACCAGCAGGTGTAATGAGTTTAAATGGTTGGGGTGATAAAGGAGACACTTCAGACAGGAGTTATGGTGGTGGTAATGTTAGTGGAAGTGGGGATAATAAAGATTATTCTGGTTACAAAGATACTGGAACAGGTAATTATCAAAAAAGCACAAATCAAGCTGATATAGATGCAAGAATAGAATATGAAAAAGCTAAAAAAGAAAGAGAGAGGCAGGAAAAAATTCAAGAACAAGTTAATAAATATAATCAAAAAAAAGTAGAAAAATTAAAATCTTTTGTAGATAAAGACATATTAGATTTAATTTCTGAAGATGAATTAGATGATGTCGATGTAACTGATAAAGGGATATTTGGAAACTTAAATGATATTAGAACTGATTTATCTAGAAAAACTTTAGTAAATTCTATAGCACAAAAATTAGGAGCTATGCCTAAATCTTATGTTCCTTCTTTTTTTATGAGTGATATGATGAGATCAACTCCAAAAGGAATTACAACAGACTCATTGACAGACATGTTATCTCCAGATTTTGATATGGGTTTATATGGCATAAGTGGTAAAGATTTAACAAAAGCACAACAACAATTAGACGTAGCAAAACAAGATACAATATCTCAATCTGATTTTGATTCTGTTTATGGTAATAAACCACCTGAAGAAAGAGGAGACGGAGGAAATAATCAAGTATATATACCTCCTGTTGTTTCATCGGTAGTTGAACCAGAGGAAGAAATAGACCCTAACTCACTACAAGGTTTACTTGCAAATAGAATTGCATATAGATTCATGGCCGATGGTGGTAGAGCTGCGTATCAAGATGGATCACCAGCTGTAGATCCTAGAATGGCAAGATCATTACAAGAAAACGTTGCAGCCAATGAAGCTCAAAGAGCATCTAATCAATCTTTTAAAGATATGGTTGTACAAGGAGCACAACAAAATTTACAAAGACATTTTGCTAATAATGAATTATTAAGAGATGCTGTCAGTAGAGGAGAGCTTTCTTCACAAGATTATAATAAATTAGGTGGATATGATTATACACAAAATGTAACTGGTGGAGAAAAAATAACAGGAGGTTTAACAAATTTACTTGGATCCCCTGTTTATAATTTAATACAAGCTTTTAAAGGAGAACAAGATTTTTCACCTATACTCGGTACTGCATTAAGAAATGCACAAGGAGGTTTTGGAATGATATCTGATGATTTAAAATCTCAATATGAAAATATTGTTAATCCACAAACAACAACTACTAGTTCTGGAGCCATTATAACTGATGAAGGAAAACAATTACCAGCTTATGATCATACAAAATATATGAGAGGTTTTGCAGGTAATTTTATAAGTAATGAAGATTATGCGAAACTTTCTCCCGAAGATCAATATAAATTTCAATCTACAAAAGATCCTAGGTTTCAACAAACTTTAGCATCAGGTGGCCGTGTAGGACTCATGGGTGGAGGTATGCCTGATGATTTTATCGGTGGTTTAGCTGATGGTAATTTAGATGAAATGGGAAGACAAATGTATGGTCTTGGTAAGCTAGTTAAAAAAGCAACAAGAGCAGTTAAGAAAATTGTTAAGTCACCAGTAGGTAAAGCTGCACTTGCTTTTGGTATGTATAAATTTGGTGCTCCATTATTTAAATCAGAAGGATTTAAAAATTTCTTTTTAAAAGATGCTGGTAAAAAATTTGCTTTTGATAATTTATCTAGTAAAGGAATATTAGCCGGTATTGGAGGTATATCTGCACTATCAGGATTAATGTCTCAACCAGAAGAGGATGAAGAAGAAACATAT